TTGACCGCCATTCCGCAAGTGCAGCCTGAGCCTGCGTACATCGGCCCGCGCCGACAGCTGATCAACAACGGATACGTCCCGATCCCCGTGGATGGAAAACGCCCTCGCATAACGGGATGGTCTGCACTTCGTCCGACCCTTGACGATATTGACGATCTGTCGCGCCAGCACCCCGACCACCGAAACACGGGACTCCTGACCGGCGAAATCATCGCGATCGACATTGACGTTCTGGATCTCGACACCGCCATGGCGCTGGAAGATGTCGTGACGTCTCTGCCTGGCGGAGACAAGGCATTGCGCCGCGTCGGCCGTGCGCCGAAGTCTCTCTTCATCTTCCGTGCGCTGGAGCCCCGCGAAAAGATCAAGACTGCCGAGTACCTGATCAGAGGCGAGAAATGCCAAGTCGAAGTGCTAGGCGTCGGACAGCAGTTCGTCGCGTTCGGCACTCACCCCGATACCGCGGCCGAATATGAGTGGACGACGGCTTCGCCGCTCGATGTCGCGTTCGCTGATCTGCCCGAAATGTCGGTCGATACTTTGGCCACGTTCATGGAACGGGCAGATGCTATTCTTGCCGCCGCCGGCGAACCCGTGAAGAAGAAGCCGGCTGCCCGTGTCGCGTCAGGAAGCGGGACGACCTTCTGGCAGAAGGTTAATTCTGCCGCTCTCGACGGCACCGATGCTTGGGTCCGTGAACTGTTCCCGACTGCGACAAAGGAAGCCGGAACAGGCTCGTGGCGCGTCTCGTCCAAGTCTCTAGGACGGTCGCTTGAAGAGGACATTTCGATCCATGCTGACGGTGTTCAGGACTTCGGTCTGGAGCAGCCGGAAACGCCGATCTCTCTTGTTGAAAAGTATGGCGGCGCACCTTCTGCGAAGGATGCCGCTCTCTGGCTTTGCGAGCGGCTTGGACGCGATCCTGCTGACTTCGGATGGCAGGTGCGGAAACCAGTCGAGATGCGCTTCGGCGCCACCAAGGAGCCACCGCAGGCTGCAAACGATGATGAGGTTGATGCGGACGACATGCCGCTTCCGGAGCCGGATGCTGGTGGCCTTCCCGAAGCGCTCTGCTACCCGCCTGGCGCTGTCGGAGACTTCGTCCGCTTCACGACCAGCTGCGCGCGGTTCCCATCTCCGCACCTTGCTCTGGTTTCCGCTCTAGCATTCACGGCCGGAATGATCGGTCGACGATATAAAGGGCCAACTGGCCTCCGCAGCAATCTCTACATCGTCGGTCTCGCTGAATCGGGATTTGGAAAGGATATCACGATCCGTACTTCGGAGGCATTGGCCGACAGTACTATTCACGGTCCAACCGTGTCGCAGAAGCTGTTCATGGACAAGATTAGGAGTATGCCTGGCATTGCGGGGAAGCTGCGGAAAACACCTTCTTGTATCGCAGTTCAGGATGAATTCGGCCGGTGGCTCGCCGAACACACAGGCAAGAACGTTGCTACCCACAAAGCCGAGATCACCTCCGCTCTCATGGAGCTGACAGGTGCGCCTGCCGGATCGTGGGGCGGGATGGAGAAAGCGGAAGGGAATATCGCCCGGATCATCCAGCCGTGCTTCACCATCCATGGTATTTCGACGCCATCGACCTTCTGGGATGCGCTTGGAAGCGGGAATATCTCAGAAGGCTTGCTCCCCCGAATGGTGCTGATCGATGTAGGCAACCGTGAACCGGTGAAGGTTCGGGAACCAGCTGGCGACCTGGACAACATTCCGCCCGATCTAAGCGAGAAGGTGGCGATGCTGCTCGGTGGCAAGTCGAAGTATGCAGGCCCGTTCTACGCCATGGTCGCAAAGTCGGACGAGAAGCCCTTTCCCGTTGTGACTGTCGGGACTGAGAAAGGGGTTCGGGATTTCTTCGAGGAATTCGATGACCGCATCCGTGCGATGAAATCCACGATCAATAAGAAGTATTGGCCGATCCTGAACCGCGTCGGCGAGAATTCCGCGAGACTGGCCATGATAGTTGCCGTTGGTTGCGATCCTCAATCTCCTGTCATTACCATGGAGATCCAGCAATGGGCGAACGATGTAGCCGAGCATTCCCTCAAGGTCATCTTGAAGGGCGCCGACAACAATATCGCGGACAACGATAGGCAGGCCGAATATCTCCGCGTCAGGGCGATGATCGAGCGCAAGGGCAAGGATGGCATGAAGTTTGCCATCATCGTGAAAAACTTGAAGGGCGCGATTCCTGGGCCTCGCCTGGAAGACATCCTGACCATGCTGCAGCAATCGGGTGAGGTTTGCTACGCAGAGTGCCCGACAAAAAGTGGGCAGAAGATGGTGCGGTACTGGATGAAAAGCAAACTGCCGAAAGACGCGAAGATCATCCAGTAAGGTAGGGCGCAAGAGGTGGCTGAAGGCGTGGCCAAGGGGTATCCCAAAGCTTGATCTGCACCACCTCTTGCCCCTGTTTTTGCGCCACCTCTTGCCACCCCTTGAGCTACCCCTTGGGATATACCTTTCACCCACTCTTTATCGTAAATAACCCAATAATATCATACATATATATGAAGAGTGGGTTCTAATAAGAGAGGGGGAGTGGGGGAAGGCGATTTCCGAGGCCCGTTTTCACCCTAATCATGTACGCGCGAGCGCGAAAAACTGAGGTAATGAAATGATCGATCCCGATACCATTGAAGACATCGACGACTGCGATGGCGATAGCATCTGGGCATACGGATACAATACGGTTTCCAAACAATGGGAATGGGGAGCCGTTCCCCTCGAATATGTGTATGACGCAGGTCGGACAGATATCTTGAGCCGCCTGGGCATCATCGAATGAGCCGGACACCGACAAATATTTGTCCATGCCCCGAATATGACATGCGCAAATATTTGCACATGACCATGACCATGACCATGACACGTGGAGATATACGCACATGACCGCAAAAGAGATCGCAGAACGTTTCGGCGTTTCGGTGCGGACGGCACGTCGGCACCTTTCCAAGGGCACACTCCCGACGGAGCAACGCAGGAAGGCTGTCCGTTATGGGAAGGTCTTCACGGTGCCAGCGCCGGGGCCGTCTCTCCGTGACAGCATGTGTCACGGATCAGACCTCATGATGGCTAGAGCAGCGATACGCCGAACAGCTCGCAATGGCGACTGGTTCAACGACAACGACCTTGCCATGGCTGACGAGATATTCTCTGAGCTTGCAATTCTGCTGAAGGAATGGCGAGCTGCTTCATCTCGATAAGCCGACGCGCATGCACACTTTCCTTCCTGTGTCAACAAATTTTTCTTGACATTCGATGTAAAATGATATACAGGTGCGCGTTCGCATTCGTGCGCCTTGAGCCTGCCGATTCGGCACCAGCGGGAAGACCGGGAACCGGCACCGCATCATCTGACTGGGGATTTCCTTCTATGACCTTTGACCGGAAAGCGGCGCTGCCGCTTGGCCATCGTTTCTACACGTCTGCCGCAACCCTCGCCGCATGGGGTTCAGGTGGTGAACGTGGACCCTCCTTCGAAGCCTATTCGTCTCGTGGACGCAAAGTCACATGGCCGGACGTGCCCGGCGACTGGTCGACATGCCGTCTCATTAACCCTCCTGTCGCGTCCCATTGGGAGAAGCCCGAACTTCCAGAGTTCTGGATTGATGGTCGGGAATGCCTGTTTCCAGAATCCATCGTGACAGCGCGCCGTTGGGATTGGCTCTCGGCACTGGGCGCGGACGTATCGGAGAACGCCCGAAGCCGAGCGCCACTATACATAAGACCGACGCGGACAATCTTCGCGGCCAATGACGGACCGACACCAGAATGGCTTGCGGAGCGCGATGCGGCCGGAGATGAAATCGACTACGGCACGGAAGGCAACCGCATTGAGCGCGCGCTCGTGAAAGACAAGTCGCCCCTGGCCGCCACCCTGCGGCAGGTGGCCGAACTGATGCGCGCGCCGGTCATCGCGGCAAATGATAACACCGCCTCTCCGGAAGAGGGTGAGAACAATCCCGGCACGGGACTCGAGCGGGTTCACAATCAAAGCAGCATCCTTCCTTCCGTGCCGATGCTTCTGCGGGCTTATCAGGCAGGGGTCGAGACCGGGGACCGCAACGTCAAGGAAAGCTGGCATCGCATCGGGAAGGCTGTCGGGAAGCGGAAGTTGACGGGCCTGACCTTCATGAAGGGCGAGCTGATTGAGTACGGCGATGACAAAGGTCGGAAGCGCCGGCCCTCATATAATCCGAAGGTTGCGGACGCCGAGATTGATGAAAAATCCGAAACGGCCAAGCACGTTGCAGCGCAGCCAGCGCAGAACCGGAGCTATACGAAGATGCATGCGGCCGGCGTCTATATCTCGTCTCAATCGCCAGACGCACCACGCTCGCTTGCTCCCCCGCCAAGAACCGCGCGGGCCGTGGCGAATGATAACATTCTTGCCGAGGCCAGGGCGAATACCAAGACGATGCCCGCCGTGACGGTGCTACCCGATGGCGTTGCTCACGAATACGGACGACTGGCTGGCATTTCTGACCTGACTGGTGTCGGTGATGGAAAGACCAGTGCGCCGATGCCCGATGCCCTGGCGGAAATGGACAGATCCGCGAAACTCGAAGCGGCTGGCCTGTTCCGCGAAGACCTGGATGTCGTCGAAGACATCCTCTCGGATGCTTCATTCCGGACGATTGGAATTGAGCGGGGATACGCGGAATCGGCAGCGCACCGGATGGGTCGCAAGGTCGTGGAAAGGGCGCTGAAAAGAATTTCGGAAAAAATAGCTGCGTGAGTACCACTTCGAGGCGTTTTCGCACCCCTTATATATAGAGCTTCCCCAGCTCCACTTCGGCCCGGTTTCGACCGGGCTTTTTCTATTTCAGAATCGGCGGGCCTTCCTTCCCGCTGGTCTCCCGGCTGGCGCGCTTCGGCTGCGACGCTGGGCCAGATTGTTTGTCGCCGGCATTGACCAGCGCAAGCCTATATCGGGACCGACCCCGATCCACCGACCGCTCACCCGAGCGGTTTTTTTATGCCCTTCCTCAATTCCGAATTCGGCAAGAAGAAAGGAACAGACATGTCGCGAGACCGGCCGCTGCTTGCGGCATTTCCACCCTGGTACGACGATCCGACATTCACCATCATAGAGCTTGCGGCGTTCGCGGCGGCTCCGGAAGACACGATCTATGCTTGGCACCGCCTCGCGAAAGCGATGGACATCCCATGCGGACAGAAGCGAGCCAGGTGGCTGTTCTCTCCCCGCGAGATGTTCGGCTTTGCCATCCTCGCCGCGATGTACCGGCTCGGCATGCCGATCAGCGCGCCGCAGATCAGGGCAGCATTCGATTTCGCTCGCCGTGGCACGGCCGGCAATTTCTACCAGCTGTCGGGAGATCGCATCGCGCATGTCTGTGTCCAAGCGCCCGAGCTCTATCAGCAAGTCTTGGAGCGGTGCGCCGCTGATCATCTGGAGGCGGCATGAACATTCTGAAAAGGGCTAAAGCCTGGCTGTCCGGATCGTCTCGTTCATTTGACGGTGCATCCGCTGGTCGGCGCGGACGGTCTTTCGGCCGGATGCCTTCCCAGCCAAAGGCGCAGCTTGCCGGCCGCTTCGAACTTGCGGCGCGTGCCCGATACATCGCCAGCAATAATGCCGTTGCGGCAGCTGCTGTGGATGCATGGGTGAGCGCGCTTGTCGGCACGGGGATCAAGCCGCAGTCGGCTCATCGTTCCGTGCGTATTCGCGGCAGGCTAAACCTGTCCTGGGAATCGTGGACGGACCGGGCAGATGCCGACGGCCTGGGCGACCTGTATGCCCTGACCGCGCTCATGGCGAAACGGACCGTCATCGACGGCGAGTGCTTCGCCATGCTGATCAACGAAGGGAAGGAACTGAAGGTCCGCCTTCTGGATCCAGAACAGGTTGACAGCGCATTGACGCGTGAGCTTTCCGATGGCGGCCGCATCGTCTCGGGCATCGAGTTCAATAGGAGCGGCGTTCGGGTTGCCTATCACGTTCGGAAAGAGATTGCCGGCACCGCCCTGCAATACACGACCGATCGCGTCATTGCTGCGGACATGCTCCACATGTTCCGGGTCGACACACCCGGCCAGGTGCGTGGCATTACGTGGTTCGCCCCGGTCCTTTCCCGCATCGCTCACCTAGACGCATGGATCGATGCGCAGCTGACGAAGCAGGCAGCAGCCGCGATGCTCGTGGGCATCGTGACACCCGGCGACAACGTCGACGGATGGGAAGGCGAGGCTCTTGGCGATGCACTCGAACCCGGCACAATCAAGGTCGCGCCTCTCGGTTCGGACGGCATCACCTTCTCCGATCCGCCGACTGTCGGCATGGATGCAATCGAGTTCGCGAAGATCATCGAGCGCGAGATCGCCGCGGGCATCGGACTGCCTGCATGGCAAGTCAGCCAGGATTTGAGCCAGGCGAACTATGGATCGCAGCGAGGCGGCCTCATCGAATTCCGCCGGCGTGTCGAGCAGCTGCAGTACGGCATGATCGTGTTTCAGTTCCTTCGCCCGCTATGGGTCAGATGGTCCGCAACAGAAATCCTTTCAGGCCGGCTCACTGCCAATGAGCAGGAAGCCGCAGCCGCGAAATGGATCGCACCGAAAACCGCTTGGATCGATCCCCTCAAAGATTCGCAAGCCGAGCTTGCCGCGATCAGCGGCGGCATCATGAGCCGTCGAGAGGCTGTAACTTCTCGCGGTATCGACATCGAGGCGCTGGACGCCGAGATCGCGGCCGACAACGAACGGGCCTCCCGACTGGGGCTCAAGTTCAACGTTCCCGCAAACAGCAACACCCCTCCCGAGGTCGTGGAAGCGGCCTAAAACTCAGGAGACATATATGCCGAAATTGAACGCCGAGCCGTTGGCCGGTGAACAATCCCGTGCGCGCGACGACACCCGTAATCGCGCTGCGGGAAGCCTGACCAGCTTCAATGCGGAAGCCAGGACGGTCGACGTGGTGCTCGCCACCGATACGCCTGTCCGGGTCCGCACTTGGGAAGGCACCTACGACGAGATACTGACGATCTCGCCGGCCGCTATCGACACTGCCCGACTGGACAGCCTCGCCCTCCTGGACAGTCACGACCGATATAGCGGCCTTGCATCCCGACTCGGCGGCATCGTTCCCGGCTCTCTCCGCTTCGAGGGCGGCAAGGCCATCGTGACGGCCAAGATCAGCCGAAACGAAGGCGGTCAGGCGCTCTTCGATGACCTCGAGGACGGGCACGTTCTGCCGGCGTCCGTGAGCTTCCGGCCAATCGAGCAAACCCGCACCGAACCGTCACCTGGCGGCGTTGCGACGGTCAACGTCATCCGATGGATGCCCCTCGAACTCTCAATTGTCAGTGTCCCGGCCGATCCTGCCGCCACTACCCGCTCCGAACAAGAGCACAATCCTACTGAAGGAAATCCTATGCCTGTTGCAGAACGTAATACCCAAATCCGCGCCATCGCCGAAACCGCCGGCCTTGACCGCGCTTGGGCTGACGAGCAGATCGATGCTGAAGTGACCGTCGATCAGGCCCGCGCTGCCGCTTTCGAAGCAATGCGTGCTCGCGGTGCTGCTGCCGCCACCATCCGCGCCCCGCACAACGACACGACCATGGACAACCCGGAAGCCCGTGTCCGCGCCATGGGCGAGGCTCTTTATGCCCGCGCTACCCCCGGCCATCAGGTGAGCGATCCCGCCCGCCAGTTCGTCGGCCTTGGCACGGTCGACCACGCTCGCGCTGCGCTGACCCGTGCAGGCGTTTCGCTTGCCGGTCTTTCCCCGGCGCAGATCGTCGACCGCGCGCTGCATACGACTTCCGACTTCCCGCTGTTGCTTGGCGATAGTGTCGGCCGCTCTCTTCGACAGGCATACACGGCGGCACCGTCCGGCCTGAAGCGCGTCGGCCGCCAGACGACCGCAACCGACTTCAAGGAGAAGCACAAGCTCCAGCTTTCGGAAGCCCCTCGCCTGGAGAAGGTGAACGAATCCGGCGAGTTCAAGAGCGGAACGTTCAAGGAAGAGAAGCAGTCCTATCGCCTGGCGACCTACGGCAAGATTTTCAACATCTCCCGTCAGGCATTGGTGAATGACGATCTCAATCCCTTCATGGACCTGTCTCGCCGCATGGGCCAGGCAGCCGCCGCAACGGAAGCGCAGCTTCTCGTCGACCTGTTCCTTTCGAACGCAGGCGGCGGACCGAAGATGGGCGACGGCAAGAACATGTTCCACGCCGATCACAACAACCTGCTCACGGCCGCAGCTTTTGCAGTGAGCGCGCTTGGTGTTGCTCGCGCGAAGATGCGTCAGCAGGTGGGCATCTCCGGTGAACTGATCGCGGTTGAGCCGAAGTTCCTCATCGTTCCGGCCACGCTGGAAACGACCGCCGAGCAGGAACTGCGCACCACCTTCTATCCGGACAGCTCTAACAAGGCTGCAACCGAGACAATGCGCCAGCTGGATATCGTTGTGGAACCGCGCTTCACTGATGCGACCGCCTGGTATCTGGCTGCCGATCCGGCATCGTGCGACGGCCTGGAATATGCCTATCTTCAGGGCGAGGAAGGTGTGCAGGTCGAAACGAAATCTGGATGGGAAGTTGACGGCGTTTCCGTCAAGGCCCGCCTGGACTTCGGTGCCAGCTTCGTGGACTTCCGGTCATTCATGAAGAACCCCGGCGCATAATGACGGTCGCGGAACTTCAGGAACAGAGGGCAGCGCTGGTCGCTGCCCGTAACACCGGCGCGCTACGGACGACGTTCCGCAGCGGCGGCACGGAAAGAACAACCGAATACAAATCCGACGCGGAAATGGCATCGGCCCTTGCGGCGATCGATGCGGAGATCGCTCGCATCTCCGGGACGCGCACTTCATCCATCCGCCTCACCCTCTCGAAAGGCTACTGACCTATGGCTAAGAACTTCATCCAGACCGGCGAAACCCTCACCGTCATCGCCCCTTACGACGTGCTCTCCGGGGCCGGCGTCCTGGTCGGCAAACTCTTCGGCATTGCCCAGATTGATGCGAAGTCCGGCGAGGAAGTCGAGATCACGCGCCGAGGCGTCTTCGAACACGCCAAGACATCTGGGCAGGCGTGGACGCAGGGCGCTGACATCTATTGGGATGATGCCGGCAAGGTCTTCACGACCGCATCGTCCGGCAACACCCTCGTGGCCAAGGCTGCTCTTGCTGCCGCCAATCCTTCGGCGATTGGTCGCGTCGTGCTGAATGGCTAACAACTGGAAAGCTCTTGAAGCAGTCAACGACCGGATGGTCCTGGGCGCTTACGACGAGCTGGTCAGGCATAGTCCGATGAAGAGCGGGGTTGCTGACCCCGCTCGTCCGGCTGCCGAGATCAGAGGCGTACTGCACACGCCCGCTGCTGCCGGCACGATCAGCCTTGGCAATGGAATGATGACGACGCTGTCCGCTTCGGAGGGTGCTCTTGTCATCAACCGGGCTGACTATCCGGACCGGGTCTTTGCCAAGCTCGACAAGATACGTGGCTTGGAGGCGCCAGGACAGCCGTGGTGGGAGATCAAGACGGTCAACGACCGCTTCTCGTCCATCATCGTGCTCGTCCTGAACCAGGCGTGACCATCAGCGAGGGTCGGTCGAGAGGCCGGCCCTGACCCTGCCAAGGTACTCCGCCACCCCGGCCGCCTGCGGGGACGCAGCATCCCGGAATTTCAGCCCCTGCAATTTTGCATAAGGGGGTTCTACCCTATTCGGAGAGCGCATAGCATGGAAAACATCGTGACCGCCAAGGTGGTCGGCGACTGGCTCGGCGTGTCTGATCGGACGATTTCCGATCTCGCCATCAGAGGCCAGGCCAAGAAAATTGGGCGCGGCCAATACGACCTGCGCGAGACCGTCCAGCTGTACACGGCGCATCTGCGAGAAGTTGCAGCTGGCCGTGGCGGTGAAAAGCAGATCCTCGATCTCAATCAGGAACGCGCCCGCCTGGCGCGGGAACAGGCAGATGGTCAGGAATTGAAGAACGCGCAAACCCGTGGCGACCTTGTTGCCCGCGAGGACGTCCTACGCGGCTGGCAAGACATTCTGCGCAAGGTCCGTTCCGGCATGCTCGCCGTGACCAGCCGGGTTCGCCAGCGCATCAGCACGATCGATGCCGCACAAGCAGCAATCATAGACCGCGAAATTCGCGATGCCTTGGAGGCACTGGCCGATGGTTCAGACCATGATGGCGACGGCGCTGTCGAGTCTAAGACCGCCGCCAAGACTTAAGCTTTCCGACTTTATCGAGCAGGAGATGGAGTTGCCCGACGACGTGGCGGCTCTCCCCGGCAAGATCCGACTTTACCCATTTCAGCGCGGCATTGCCGACGCGATCAGCGACCCGCTTCTGACCCGCGTCACGGTCCTGAAATCTGCGCGCATCGGCTACACGACCCTGCTCACGGCCGCTGTGGCGAACCACGTAGTCAACGACCCCGCTCCCATTCTCGCGGTCCTGCCGACCGAGGATGATGCCAAGCGGTTTGTCGTGTCGGACCTGGAGCCGATCTTCGCTGCATCCCCCGCCCTGGCCGGCTCGATCTCGGCCGATCAGAAAGAGGGCAAGCGCAGCACGATGCTTTCACGCCGGTTCGCCGGCGGCAGTCTGAAGGTCGTCGCTTCGAAGGCACCTCGCAATCTTCGTGCCCATAACACCCGCATCCTGATCCTTGATGAAGTCGACGAGATGACGAACGGTGCGCAGGGCAGCCCTATCGTCCTAGCCGAGAAGCGCACGACATCGTTTCCGGACCGCAAAATCATCATGGGTTCGACGCCGGTCTATGAAGAGACCAGCAACGTCATCAAGTCGTATGCGAAGTCCGACAAGCGGATTTTCGAAGTCTGCTGCCCCGAGTGCGAAGAGTTCCGCGAGATCGTCTGGAAGGATATCCAGTGGCCGCCTGGCGAACCCTTGAAGGCATATTGGTGCGCCCCGTGCTGCGGATCGGTCGTCGAGGAATCCAAGAAAACGGCGATGGTCGAGAACGGCCGCTGGCGAGCAACTGCACCTGAAGTCATCGGTCATGCCGGGTTCAAGGTCAATGCGCTCGTGTCACCGCTTACGAATGCCTCATGGGGCCAACTGGCTACCGAGTTCGTCGCGGCCAAAGACATTGCCGAGGATCTTCAGGTTTTCGTCAACACCGTGCTCGGCGAGGGCTGGCGCGGGACCGGCGAAGAGATCGACGACGAGGAACTGGCGAAGCGCTCCGAACGGTTCGGCATGGACCTGCTTCCAGCTGATGTCCTGGCCATCACGGCCGGGGTCGACGTGCAGCGGAAGGACCGGCTCGAGGTGACATTCATCGGATGGGACCGAGCGGGCAATGCGTATGTGCTTGGCCATCGCGTGATCTGGGGCCAGCCGTCCGACGACCAGACTTGGCGCGAGCTAGACGAGATGCTGAAGCTTCGGTTCCCGCATCCGTTCGGCGGCTCACTCGGTATTGACGGCACGGCCATCGATTCAGGCGACGGCGAGACGATGGAGTTCGTCTACAAGTTCGCCTTTCCCCGATTCAATCGGAAGGTTGTCGCAATCAAGGGCGTCGGCGGGAAACGTCCTCCGATCGAGCGGAGCAGCCAGAAGATCAAAGGCGGCACGCTCTGGATTGTTGGTATCGATGGAATCAAGAGCCATCTCGCCGGCAGGCTGACGCGCGGCAATTCGATCCGCTTTTCCGACGAACTGCCTGCCGTTTGGTATGAGCAGCTGACAGCTGAACGCGCCATCGTCCGCTATTCTCGTGGCCAGCCGCAACGGCGCTTCGAGCGCATCCCCGGCCGCGATGCCGAGGGTCTCGACTGTACGGTTTACGCTTTCGCAGTTCGGAATATCATCAACATCAACTGGGATTCGCGCGAGGAACAACTGCGCAACCCCGAACTGGCAAACCCCGCTCCCGCGAAGAAACAGCGGAGCGGACCTTCATTCATGGAAAGGATTGCAGGATGAACAAGCAACAGGAATTTCTCTATATCGTCCAGACCGTCATTCTCGCGAACGGCATCAACCTGGCGACCGATCCCGAGACGAACGTGAAATACCGGCATGTCTTCTCCGCCACCGGCGTCTCTGGACTGATGCTCGATGCTATGTGGGCGAAGGATCGCATCCCCGACGATATGACAGCCCACGAGGCCGCGATGGACTTCACCGGCTTCATGCTATCGAACCTGCGGGACATGGAGGATGAAGCCTCCGGCGAAAAGATGGTCGTGCCTTATTGGTTCGCGAGGCACTAAGCATGGACATCGAAATCCTTCACATGGCTCTGACAGGCCGGCCGGATGACGATGAGCGGACGGTGACGAAAGCGATCTTCACTGCCCGCGTCGGGCCGGTGCAGCTTTCCAGCTGCGCAATCGTCCGCCAGGGCGACGGTCACGTCATGGCGATGCCACCGCTCGGCAAGTTCGACAAGGCTGCTGTGCGTATCCGGGATGACGATATGTATATGGAGTTCCGGCGACTCGCGTTCGAAGCCTACGACGCCATGGTCGACGAAGAACCCGATGCCGGCTTGCTCCGAGTGCTCGGCGCGGAAAATGAATCGCTGCGCATGGCGGGGATATAGGGCGGCGGCGCTCACATAGTGCGGCCCGAACCAATGACAAGTTGCTAAAACAACACAGGCACGCGAAAGCGCTTCCCCAGGAGGGGAATTAACTTGTCGTTAATGGTGAATCACTTATGGTGTCCGTGGGCGTGAGAACCCGGACCGAGATAGACCGCACATTTCCTTGGCAGGAAACGCCCTGACGTTGGGCAGCGGTTGAATTGTTGCGCCTTCTGGCGCGACTGACGCGCGTGCTTGGCGGCACGGATGCGACCCGACCTTTATAGGCCGGGGTGCGCCGTTCTGTCCAGAGGGTAAAACCTTAAAAGCGTCGCGCCTGTCTCTCGGCAGGTTCTCACCCCCCGGCTGCCGGTCTGTCACCGGCATCAGGAAGTTATCCCGTGAGAAGGATCGCTTCCCCGGCCGTGAGAAGCCGGTTCGAACCGAGAGCAACAGCCATGACGCTTTACGCGAATGCCGACGCTATTGTCGCAGAACTTTCCGATTCCGAACTGAACACTGTTGTCGCCGCGATTGTCGAGGACGACACTTACGAAACCGATCCGCGCCATGCGTATCTCGAATGGCTGGCCATGGAGGCGCGAATACTCCGGATCGAACTGTATGGCGATCAGTATTTCGCAGACAAGGAACTGACGCCCTGCAACACGTTCGCTCACGACTTCCATTTCGGCGGAGGGGATTGGCGCGCAAAGCCGCAGCCATCGACCCGCGCCGAGGCAGTGATGCGGCTGGTGGGCGTGAAGTTCCCGACACGTCCTCAGACGCTCTTCGAAGAATTCGGTATGGTCGTCCGCATGATGGACAAGGTCGACCGGGACACGCGCGGCGACGATGCACACCTGTCGCCGTTCTATGACTGCATTGAGGGATTGCGGACCGAGGCACAGCATGTCGAGGCCACGGACATGGCAGACGTGCTATTCCGCATCGCAGGAGCTATGGCACTCGCATCCGATCTTAAGGGCGAACTGGACGAGGAAGACGACCCCCTGCGCCCGACCGTAGATTACTGCCACAACCTCTTGCGGAGCGCCTTCGATGGTCTCGAAAGACTGGCATCCATCGACCGAGAAGACGCCCGACTGGATTATTTCGTACCTGTTCCTCGTGGCATCGCGAACCCGGCAACGGGGATGGTCGTGACGTTCGACAAGCGTAGGGAAATCGTCGTCGGTGCCTTTGTCGACGACTTCAACGGCTTCGAGATTTTCGAAGAGGGCAAGCGGATAGGTATCATGTCGACCGCGAACTTTGCGCGGGCATGGCCGGTGCGGAAGCCCGCGAGAGGGGTCGTGGCATGAGCGCCGACGCAATCAGCCGCAGCGATGTGGAGGAAGTTGGCTATGCCATTCGTGATCTCGCAAAGCTTGTCCAATTGATTGAAGTCGCGGCTGAAAATGTCGATCCCATGGATTTGCGCTTTGCCCCGGGCGTTCATAGAGCCGCGACAATTCTAGTCGCAAGGATGAACGAGCTTGCCGACATCATTAACGACATGGTGGAGATCCAGCCCGCCGATGCCTTGGCAGCGGCATAGAACCACGCCTCCGGCCCGTTAGCTCAACTGGATAGAGCAGAGGATTTCTAGCCTTCAGGTTCCGGGTTCAAGTCCTGGACGGGCCTCCAGTTCTGCGCTGCTGCACCACCGGGAATATGCCCGAGCAGCGCCAGCCGTCTCGCTGTCTATGGCGGGACGGCATCGCTTCAATCTGAAACGAGATCTCCGACATGGCCGATTGTGATCTGGCTGAACTTCGAAACGAACTGCAGATCAGCGAAAGCGCGACTGCGCTTCCCGGCGTATTCGACCGTGCCCCGACCTGTCGGCAGCCTCCATTCAATCTTAGCTGCCGGCGACGGCCCGAGAATATAGACATCGATCGTGCCGCCATCTGGGCCGGCAAAAAGGTCACGGTCTTTCGGGACAGATTCAATCAGGGCGGCAAGCGCCTCTCCAAAGGTCTTGCCGAACACGAGGGGATCGGATGCAGGAAGCTCCCGATACTCCCGGACCGTCTTGGCGCTGTCCTTCACGTTTCGGCTGCCGGCGACGGCAATCAGAAGGTTGGCGGCGTCATCGAACGTGACCTTTGCGACGGCGAGTCCTCGCCCGCCGGTCGTGCGCAGTTCGGCGACGGAAAGGTTTCGGTCGTGCTGGATAACGGTCCCTTCCGGAACTCCGGTGATTTCCGCGACTTTTGCGACAAGCTGTTTCGGCGTGGCCATGTGTTCCTCGATGCTGATACTGATCAGCCACTACCACAATTCTCAAATGCGCAAAACGGAAAAGAGATTGACAGTCCGCCTCTTTTGTCTATTGTGCAAAACGCAAATGATTCTGAAGAAGGAGAAGACATGACTGAATTATCGAAGACTGAAATCGCTACCGCTCTCGTCCTGGGCCTGACGGCAATGGACAATCCCCCGAACCGGAAACGGGATGAACAGCGATCGGAAGAGGATCGCGATGCAGCCCGCCGGCTGTCAGCACATATTCTGGCGACAGTCCCGGACATGGCCGAACTGGCCACGATCTGCGTCGGCATCTGGATCCAGCAGACGCCGCAGGTCATGAAGGAAAACCGCGACTTCTACCATGGACCGGACATCTTCCGGGAGAACGAGCACTACCAGTACCCGGACGACAGCGGCTGGACCGAAGAGAACGACATGGACACCCCGACATGGGCGGAGCGCGCCGGCCAGAAGGAGCTTCAGGAGGTCTTCAACGACAAGGCCGTCCTCGAACTGCACCGGCTCCACGAGCGCTACAAGCGCCAGAAAGCCGATGCCGCAAAGGACAAGCGTCGGGCCAGAGCTGAGGAAAAACGCGCGGCCGAGCAACGAGATATCCGCCAGCGCCAGGTGGTCGCGCAGATGATGCGTTCGGCCACAGCACCGTCGTCTGGCATGATGCATTGAGAGGAGAAAATATGACAGTTCAGAATCAAGACCCGGCGTCGAGCGCCAACGTGCAGGATTTCGTGCACTTCATGACATCCGACACTTCCGGCATTCCGGATGTCCTTGTCGGCAAGATGGCAATGGAGAAGTTCGGACACCTCAATAAAGCTGAGGTCGAGGCTGGCCTGGCCGCTGCCGAGGGTATCATCGCAAAGCGGGCGGCGGACCTTGAGACAGACAAAGCCGCGCTCGCCGACAATGGTGTCCTACTGGAACTGTGCAAGCCGACACTTGCGGCTGCGCCGCAGTGGCTCACCTGGTTCGCGGACACACTGCAGGGCGGAGTTGCCACCGACATCGAATCGGAGGCTGACCTACAGGGTGTGCCAGCCGGTGACATCGGCGACGAGGAAATGATCATGGTCTCGCTGTCGCTGGCGGATTGGCGAACAGCTATCAGCAATCTTCGGAAGCTGAGGTTCGCCATTGAGGTGAGCGCCGGTTCCAGTGCGGCCGCTGCTGCCTGATGTCGGGTCAAGACCTTTCAGGCCTGCTTGTGCTCACGCGCAGGCAGGCCGCTGCTCTATTCGGGCTGAGCGTGAGCGGCTTTGACGTATGGGTGCGCAAGGGGCTTGTGCCCGGCGCGATCCCTGGAACGCGCCGGTGGAGCCGTGCGGGCCTAGAACGGGCGATAGATGAAGGGCGGTCCGGGCCGGTCGCGGTCAACGATAACCTCTCGCCCTTCGAGATATGGAAGCGCCAGAATGCGAACACGGCTTAAAGGGATCAACACGGTCAAGCGGACGCTCGCCGACGGGACCGTGGCGACCTATTACTATCACCGCGCAACCGGGTCTCGCCTGACTGGCGAACCCGGTTCGAGCGCGTTTATTGCCTCTATCGCGGCAGCTGAATCCAAATCGAAGAACCGGCTTGCCGGAACCCTTGCCGGACTGATCAAGGAGTTCGATGGGACCAAGCAGTGGCGACGGCTGGCAGAAAGCACCAAGAAGGAATATCGGCGCGTCCTGACCTTCTGGGACGGGAAGTACGGGAGCGTTCCCTACGTCGCGCTCGAAGACAAGGAATTCCGTCGTGACGTTCTGAAATGGCATGACGAGTTTTCGGAAGAGAAGCCGCGCGAAGCCGACAACCGCGTGACGATCCTCGCACGTATCCTCTCATGGGCTGAGAAGGATGGTCCCCTGAAGAAGAACGTGCTGGACGGATTCGAGCGCGCCTATGCTGGCGATCGCTCCGACCTGATCTGGCTTCCCGAGCACGTCGACGCTTTCATGGAGAAGGCCAACGAGGAAATGAAGCTCGCGATCGTGCTCGCCCTTCACACTGGGCAGCGCCAAGCCGATCTGCTCAAGCTCGCATGGTCCAACTATGATGGGACGCATATCAAGCTCCGCCAGGGCAAGACGAAGCGATACGTCGCGGTCAAATGCACCAAGGCTCTCAAGGAGACGCTGGATGGCCTTCCCCGCACGTCGGCGCTGATCATGACCACGAAGACCGGGAAGGCATTCCAGAAGCGCTACTTCTATGAGCAATGGGACAAGACGGCCGGCGAGGCAGGAATCGCCGATCTGCATTTCCATGACATTCGTGGAACGACCGTGACCATGCTGTTTCAGGCGGGATGCAATCTCGGCGAGATCGTCTCCGTCACAGGACACTCGCTGCGTCGCGCACAGGAGATTCTCGACAAGTATCTCGCCCGCACAAGCACGATGGCGGACAACGCAATTGCCAAGTTGGAGAACGTGTTGGAAACGGATTTTGCAAAACGCCCTGCAAAACGCGAGGGCTCAAATGCAGGTAAGTAGTGGCGCACCCGAAGAGATTCGAACTCCTGACCCCCAGATTCGTAGTCTGGTGCTCTATCCAGCTGAGCTACGGGTGCGCTGGCAGTGGCGGGTCTGTTGCCCGGCTGCGAGGCGGTTCTCTAAAGGGTCCTCCGGTCTATTGCAAGCGTCTTTCGCAGAAATAATGTACTTTTTTCATCGGGCCGTCACACGGGGAGCGGCAGAGGCCCGGATTACGAGGCGCGGTGGCGGAAGGCGTCGAGGGGGACGGGGCGGTCCGGCAGCTCGATGCGGAACAGCGTGCCCGGCGTCGGCTTTTCCACCAGCGCGATGGTGCCGCCATGGGCGAGCACGAGCTCGCGGGCGATCGCAAGGCCAAGGCCCGTGCCGCCCGAGCGGACGGAGCCGCGGAAGGCGGCAAAGAGGTTTTCGCGCGCCTTTGCGGGCATGCCGGGGCCGTTGTCGTCGATGGCGATGGACACGACGCTGCCGGTGCGAAGCCCCGTGACGAGCACGGTGCGCCGCTCCGCGCCGCTGTCCTGCGACAGCGCCTCGACGGCGTTGCGGCACAGATTGTGGATGACGCGGAAGAGCTGCTCGCTGTCGGCATCGACCTGCAGGCCCGGCTCGACCTGCGCGACGAAATCGATGTCGCTGCGCGAATCGAGCGCCAGCACCTCGGAAACCTCCTGAACCAGCGGGCGCAGCGCGACGAAGCGGCGGCGCGGCTCCGGCTCGCGCATCCGGCCGTAGGAGAGCACCTCGTTGGTATAGCCCACCGCCCGGTCGATGCTGCGCAGGAGCTTCGGCGCGACACGCTTGACCACGGGGTCGTCGACGTCGGACAGGCGGTCGGACATCAGCTGGGCCGAGGAGAGGATGTTGCGCATGTCGTGGTTGATCTTCGACAC